AGCGAAAGCTCAAGAAGGAGGTGGAAACTGCCACCTTTACATCGATCAGCGAGGCTGGCGGTGCCATCCGTAAAACAGCAAGTCGGAGCATTCGTAAGCGTAAGAATCCATCCAAGCCAGGAAGCCCGCCGAATACCCAGACGGGCATGCTCAGGCGAGTGATTCGCTACGAAGTAACCAATAACAAAACCGAAGTCATCATCGGGCCTGTGAATGAGATCGCGGGCCGGCTTTGGAATCTGCATGAATTCGGTGGCGTGGCAACCAAACGCCGCAAGCTGAAGCCACATCGCTTTCGAGTTGGCGAGCATGGGCCGATCCGAATCAAGCAGCAAGGAAACAAGACGAAGTTTGCGCGGATCGAGTTGCGAACCGCAGCACAAGCCAATCGAGCCACTCGCTTGGTTGCTGAAGAGAACGAGCGTCGCAGTGACAACAAACCTCGTCATTACCCCAAGCGCCCCTTCATGAAGCCGGCACTGGATGCCAACCGGAGTCGGCTCCCCATGTTTTGGGCCAACTCAGTTAAGTAAACGTTCGCCATAAGGAATCATTCACGATGCCAGAAGTAAGACTTGGTCTCGAAGCCGTCCTCACCATCGACGGAGCCGAGATCACCAATGTCAAGGATTTGACGGTCAGCCTTGAAAAGGCCGAAGCTGATGCTAGTACTCGTGCCAACAATGGCTGGCGCGCAACGGTCGGAACGCTGAAGGATGCGTCCATCGAGTTCACAGTGCTGAACAAGGATGGCGATAGCGCTTTCGGCTTGCTTCAAGGCTTGTGGAGCAGTGGTGATCCCTGTGATGTCGGCATCAGCGACGCTGGTGGCACGCTCACACTGACCTGCGAAGTGATGACCTTCAATGTCAACCAGAACTTGGAAGAGGTCATCTCCGCAGATGTGACTCTCAAGCCAACTCAATCGAGTTCCGGTGGTGGCATGAATGTTGGACCTGGCTTGGCTGGTCCTTGATCGCTGGCGTTGTCGTTGGTTTAGAGGATTCATAACACTCAGGGAGGCATCATGCAGAAGTTTGTTGACCGCGCCGGTCGCATTTGGATTGTGGATATCGATAACACGACGCTGCGCCGCGTGAAGACTCTCACAGGCGTGCATCTGCTGGAAGCGATCGACGGTGATTTGATCACACGACTCTCGACCGATCCGTTGCTCCTCGGCGATGTGCTATTTGCGATTTGCAAGCCGCAAGCTGATCAGCAGCAGATCACGGACGAAGCCTTCGGTGAGGGCCTCGCTGGAAACTCGATCGACGATGCAACCGGTGCACTCCTCGAAGCGTTGATCAATTACTTCCCGGAGTCCCGACGCCGTCTTCTGCGGAAGGCGGCCGAGAAACAGAAGTTGATCGAGACTCGGGGGATCAATGCGATCGAGAAGCGACTGGACGATCCGAACTTAGTCGACAAGCTCGTCGAAGATCTCGAACGCAAGCTCGCTGTGCCGACATTGAGCGACTCATCGTCAGGCTCGCCGGCATCGTCGGAGTCGATCCAGGCCCCTTAACGCTTCGCCAACTTGTGCTGATGGCTGAGGCCAGACGTCAGCACGATTGGAATGTCGCCAGCACGATCATGGCACTAATGGCCGAGATGAACCGTGACCGCAAGAGACGTCGCAAGCCATTTAGGCCCGATGACTTCAATCCCTACGCAGAACAAAAGCCGATCGTTGCTCGCGGAACTGTTGAACAAGCAGCCGCGATGCTCGGTGCGAGTTTTCAACCCAAGTTAGCCGAGTTGCAATGTCCCAAGTCAAAGCCGGAGGAGCCTACGTCGAGCTGACCGCGAGGAGCGCCCAGTTCCTCAAGGGGCTTGAAGCTGCGCAAAAGCGGCTCAAATCTTTCGGTGCATCCACGCGACTGGTTGGCACCAAGCTCACTGGCCTTGGTGTCGCAGCGGCCGCACCTGTGGGAGCCAGCCTCGCCGTTTATACCAGTTTCGACGATGCGATTCGGGCCGCTGGAGCGGCAGCCAATGCAACTGGCGCGACCTTGGAATCGCTGCGTAACAAAGCGAAGCACTTGGGAGCTACCACCAGTTTTTCTGCCAGCGAGGTTGCTTCGTTGATGACAGAACTCGGTCGAGCCGGATTCTCTCCCAAGCAGATCGAGGACATGACCGGCGCGGTAATGAACCTCGCCCGAGCCACTGGGACAGATGCAACTGTTAGCTCCGGGATTATGTCAGCTACGATCCGACAATTCAGCCTGGCAGCGACCGATGCTGTGCGAGTCTCGGATCGATTGACCGCAGCAGCAAACATGTCCTTCAACTCGGTCGAGTCTCTTGGCGAAGCACTGGAGTACGCAGGTCCCGTGGCAGCAGATGCCAACATGAGTCTGGAAGAAACACTGGCGGTTCTAGGTACTCTTGGAAACCTCGGTATTCAAGGCAGTGAAGCCGGTACTGCATTGCGCCGCTTGCTTACCCTCAGCGCCGCTGAATCCGAGAAGTTCAAAGAAGTTTTCGGTGTGGTTACCAAAGATGCTCAAGGCAACGCGCGAGACCTTGTGGACGTTCTTGGCGAAGTTGCCGCTGCATCGGCCAATATGGGGACCGGTGACCGAGCGCAAGCATTCAACGAAGTCTTTGGTTTGATGGGGATTACCAGTGCTTCAGCCATCGGAAAGACAGTCACCGATACCAAGAAGCTGCTCGCGGACTTGCAGAAATCTAATGGCATCGCGGACAAGACCGCCCGCGATATGGATGCTGGGATCGGTGGCGCGTTCCGAATCCTGAAAAGCTCGATCGAGGGCGTGGCCATCGCGATTGGGGAATCGCTGGACCTCTCGGTCACCAAAATGATGAACGCAATCTCTCGGGCTCTTTCCGGTCTGATTGAATGGATCGGTAAGAACCAGGAAGTGGTCAAGAAGGTCGCCCTCATCGTTGCTGGCGTGGTTGGTGTCGGCGCAGCGTTCATCGGCATCGGTAGCGCAGCTGGTGTGGCTGCATTTGCGGTCGGTGGTTTGGCTTCAATGTTCTCGCTGGTGGGAACTGCGATCGGCGTTCTTGTGACCATGATCGGCGCTCTGTTCACGCCTCTCGGTCTGGTTGTCGCGGCCGTTGCGGCGCTCGGTGCTTACTTCATCTACTCCACCGGCATCGCTGGCCAAGCGATCGAGTACTTGAAAGGCGTCTTCGAAACACTCAAGGCCGATACGATCAAAGCCTTTGGTGCGATCGCCAATGCACTGGCTGCCGGTGACATTACCGCCGCAGCCAACGTCCTGTGGACCTATCTCAAGCTGCAGTGGATCAAAGGCACAACCTATCTCAAAGGCGTTTGGGCCGACTTCACCAATTATCTCTCCGATGTCTGGGGCGACACAGCTTATGCGATCGGTGATGTACTGATCAGTGCGCTCTCAGGCCTCGCCAGCGTATGGAATGCAACGCTGGGTTTCATGGCCGATGGCTGGACGATCCTCACAACCTCAGTTCAGAAGGGCTGGAACTCCACGATCGGCTTCCTCAAGAAAGGATTCATTCGGCTTCGTGAACTCGTCGACATCGCTGGCGACGTTTCTGTTCAGATCGGTGGCGTGCTCATCAATGCTCTGGCAGGCGTTGAGACCGCCTGGGTCGAAACCATCGACTATCTCGCCGACACCTGGTCGGTATTCGTTGCTCAAGTTAAGTCGATGTGGAACTCGACCGTTGGCTTTCTGCGCAAGGCCTGGATCAAACTGAAGTCACTGTTCGATGACGATGTGAATGTCGAAGTCGAAATGGCCAAGATCGACAAGGAGATCCGCACAGCGGACGAAGCTGAAGAAAATAAGAAGCAGCAAGCCATCGCCGATCGTATGAAGCGGCGCGACGCTCGTAAACAGCAGATCGAAGCTAATCGCGTACAGATGCAGGAAGGCATCAAGCAGCAACTTGAAGAACGTCGCAAGGCACGCGCAGGTCGCGACATTGATGCTGAGATGGCGGTCATCGATCAAGAAACCGAAGTCAAGAACCAGGTCGTCGATGCATCGCGAGATGATCAGTTCAAACAGAACGAGGCGGCCGGACAGTCGCGGCAACAGACCATCGACGACACCACCGCAGGGGTTCAAAAGACTCTCGATCAAATGCGCGAGGAGGCTCGCGTTGCCCGCGAAGCAGGTCGCCAATCGCCCGAAGACCGCGCTAAGGAACGTGACCAGCAGGTAGCCGCCGCTCAAGCAGAGTTCGACGCTGCCGTGGAAGCAGCCAATGCTGCAAAACCGCAGGAGCCAGAAGCCCCCAAAGAACAAGACGCTGGCACTCCGATCCCTCCTGTGCCCGCGCCGCCGATGCCCGGCGATTTAAAAGCCCCCAAGGTCGAAGTCGATGGTATCAAAGATCCCAAACTGAAACCGCCCAAGAAGAAGGACCTCAAGCTTGGGCTCGATCGGTCGGCCAAGGATTCGCTCGATCAATTCTCCAGTGGTCCAGAAGCAGTGACCGAGAAGACCGAGGCGGCCGGCAACTTCGATAGTCGCGGCCTAGGACTTGGTAGCGGCGCATCGCTGATTCCAACTTTGCAGGTCGCTGACAAACCCGACGTCGATGAAGATGCCGATGCCGGCGATCTTGATGTCGATCCGCAGTTGGACGCCGAGCCCGAAAACATGGAGGTGCCCGAAGTTATTGTTCCGACAAAAGAGACGCCAATGGCGCAGTCTCAAGACATGTCGGACGAAGAGCTCGACGAGTTGGCCGACGCGCTGTTTCCTGAGGAAACCGAGCCATCGCTCAACCTGGAATCTCTCATTGCTTCCTTTGCTGCGGTGCGAGTTCGACTCGAGGAGTTCGACGCGGCTCTATCGCAAAGCGTCGCGCGGCTGCAGATGCCCCCAGTTACTGGCGAAGGCCTATCGGATGATGTGAAGCGAGCCATCATTCAAACCGCTGAGAACACCGCTCAGCTAGCCGAACGCGCCCGCACGGGAGGCTTCGTGTTCAGCTAATGGGATTCTCTAGCGGCGGATACAATTTTGAATTGGCAGCGCTGTCCAAGAAGGCAACGCGTGGCAAGACGACCTCGGATAC